CTGCGTGGTGGGTTCAACATCAGTAAGCCACTATCGACATCGTCGATATGCGAAGCTGATTCCACTACAGATTCTTCAGAGAGGGACGAATCGATGCGAAGTCATAGACGCGCTAGAGCTGCTCGTAATCGAGCAATGCGTTTAGCCATTAAAGCTGAACGCGCCTCATTTAAAGACGCCAGTTATGGGTCTTATAACCGCGATTATAACGTCGGTTACGGTCGGATTAACGATAATGTTATCAGTTATGTCGACCGTCATCGTGGGGATTTTCATTCTACAACACCATACACCAGGCAGTTCGGCTCCTCAAAAGGGGCTGTCAATTTTGACGTTTCCTGGTTATGGCCTTACTGGAGTCCAACTCGTGTGCTATCTGAGAACCATGCCCATCAGTTAAGGGGTTTTACCCTTCCTTTTGGTTATAGTTCAGCATCACGCGATGATACTCTTGCTAAAGCACAGCGCGCCCTCTTCGCAAAAATAAGAAGAGAAGCTCCCGGATGGGATATCCTATCCGATGCTGTTGAGCTCCCAGAAACTCTGGAGAGCCTTCGCGCAGCTGCCCATTGGGTTGGCAACCTGATGGATGATGTTAAGAACCGTAGAATCAAGAAAGTGATGCGACGCCTAAAAGTTTCCACAACGCGTGGGAATGTTCGGCGTATGCACCAGATTCTATTATACGGGAATAAACATCCAGTAACTGTCGGTGATTCCATGGCGAACCTATGGATGAACTACCGATATGCTGTGATGCCAGTGGTCTATTCTGTACAAGATGCCTTTAAAGCATTTTGCGCTAGCTGTTATAAGGGCTCTGAGAACTATTGCTTCACATCTCAGGTGACTATCCCGTATGAATCTTTTACGGATACTGTCACGCCTTATAATAGAGATCCACTTAGTTACGACGTACACTTTTCCGTATTGGAGAAAACTTCAGTTCGGTTGAAAGCGTACTTTAACTATTCTGCGTCCTTACTTACACGGCTCAACTTAAATTCTTGGCACGGCCTTGCGGCCGCTGCTTGGGAAAAAGTTAAGTTTTCGTGGATGGTCGACTGGTTTATATCAATTGGGGAGTACCTTCAGAACTTGAATGTTCCTGATCTGGTCCCTGGTTGCGTAATCAATCAAACCATCAAAGGGGTTACAGAAGAAAACCTGTTTATCACTGATGTGAAAACATACGGTGGCCGTGTTATCCAGGACATTAGCTTTAACGCTGTGTCCGGGAAAAACAAAGGCTTCTTGTTCACACGTTCATCTGTGGGTCTCTCGATCCCTGATGTTCAAATGAACCTTCCTTCAACATGGTTCAATACTAAAAGATCCATAGATTCTTCTTGCCTGTTGTGGCAGAAGATCCGCTCAAACTTAGGCGGTTATCTAGAGAATTCTACGTATCGAATCAACCGTTAATTACGGAGTTCCCATGTCAATTACTTTAAACGTAGCAGCTGCTACGACGATCGTGTTAACCAAAGTTAAGAACATTACCAACGGGAAAGTATTTCAATTCCTTGGTAGTTCCTTCGCTATGGCTACGCGTCTTACGACAACGCTAAACGTTGGTAAAACTGGCACTGCGAAAGCTCGCGGCGTCATCGCGCTCCCTTATACTCCTGTTGGAAACACTACCGGCCTTATTAAGTACGGTTATGTTGATATCACGTATACTGTTCCAATCGATATGCCGATTACCGAAGCGAACAAGCTACCATTTCTTGGTAGTTCGTTAGGCAACCACTTGGTACTATCTGAGATGGTCAATACGCGAAGTCAGATTACTGAGTAATCAGTAAACCTTTCAACTGTAGGTGCTTTACCGAATTTGGTTAGCACTTAGGAGACATGATGGAAAACCACTCGTCCGCCCTCTCGTTCGCAATTAGCGTCCATGAGAGACTAACTCGAGATAGCTACTATACTGTTTATCAGTCATGGTGCGCTCGAGTGCATTCAATGCCTTTGGCCCCTAGCGTGAAATGGGAATACCTCCTTTCATGGAAAATCGACCCTTCGGATTACGATAACCCGACGGTGTTCGCTAGCGATTGGCAGTTATTCAAACTGTTATCGAAGCTTTGTATCGGGAATAGCCCGGCACAAGCGGACAAAGACGTTGCATTAGCGAAGTTCTTAAATTCTGAACACCGCTGTTCATTAGTTAACGATCATTTCCTCTTAAATCGAGGGTCTTCGTTCGAATTTAATCTTTCGAAGAGAATAAATAGTATCGTGAACTATGTCCTAGGAGATCCTAGTGATTTTGCCCTCTGGGTAGAATCAAGCAGTGTTCCCGAAGAAGTTTTAGGTTACCAAGGGTTAAATTCCTTGAGCCGTGAACTTCCTGTCGGTTTCAGATGCTCCTTAGAGCCCGAGTTCGGGCCGGGTACAAGCGTCGGTAGAACTTCGCGTGGCACTGGTAGCTTGATCGAAAAGACTCAAGGTACTATCACGCGCGATTGCCTCTGGCTATTTGACTGGATAAAAACCATATGGGAGGGTTTCCGCCCATGTGATCCTGTCATTTGTTCGAGCAGTGTCCTAACTTACGTTGCAAAACGTGTTGGTGAAGCCCGTACAATCTGTTATGAACCAAGCCTGAATATGCTTGTTCAAAAACTGATTGGGGCCTATATAAAGCAACGGATGAAATCCGTTCTGCGTATAGACCTCTCGGATCAGTCCCGTAACAAATCGTTAGCACGCCTCGGCTCACTTTGTGACTCCTGGGCTACTATTGATATGTCATCGGCGTCGGATCTTTGGAGTACTATGTTCGTTATGAACCACGTGAGTTTTTCGTGGTTTCACCTCCTTGATAGTTGTAGATCTAAAAATTATACGATCTATGATAAGAAAGGTAAGGGTAAAACCTGTTCGTTCCATAAGTTTTCAACTATGGGCAACGGTTTTACTTTCGAACTCGAGACCCTGTTATTCTATGCTGTTTGCAAATCAGCAATAGACATGTCGGTTGGTGATTACCAGCCGAACGACATCGTTAGTGTTTACGGGGATGATATTATCATTCCGAAAGAGCACTATGATGTCTGTACCGGGGCCTTAAACATCTGCGGTCATATTGTGAATGAAGAAAAGTCGTTTCGTTCAGGCCCCTTCCGGGAGTCCT